CATTGAAGATATTGTCAATGAAGCTATTGTTTCAGATTCAAACGATAGTCCCATTGAGATTGATCTTGATAATTTAAATGCTAGTGATGGTATAAAAAACAATATTCGCGCTGAGTTTAAGCACATCTTAGATTTATTGGATTTTGATAAAAAGGCTCACGAGATCTATAGAAACTGGTATATTGATGGTCGTATTTACTATCATAAAGTAATCGACTTCAAAAAACCTGAAGAAGGCATTAAAGAACTTAGATATATTGATGCAATGAAGATGCGTCATATCAGAGTTCAAAAGAAAAGAGATCCAAATAAAGAGAGACCTACTGTCTTTAGATTGGAAGAAGATCCAATGGCATACTCGTTCCCAGAGATTGACGAGTATTACATGTATAATCCAAAACTTTCGTATCCAACTTCTACCATTGCATCTCAAGGTTCTGATCAGGGAATTAAGATTGCAAAGGATGCAATCACGTATTGTACATCAGGTCTCGTAGATCGTAACAAAGGGACAGTTCTTTCGTATCTTCATAAGGCCATTAAATCCATCAACCAACTTAGAATGATTGAGGATTCACTGGTCATCTACAGATTGTCCCGTGCTCCTGAGCGTAGAATTTTTTACATTGACGTGGGCAATCTTCCAAAAGTCAAAGCAGAACAATATCTGCGTGATGTGATGATGCGTTATCGCAACAAACTTGTATACGATGCAAACACTGGAGAAATTCGTGATGACAAAAAGTACATGGCAATGCTTGAGGACTTCTGGCTTCCAAGACGTGAAGGTGGAAGAGGAACAGAAATCTCTACTCTCCCCGGAGGACAGAACCTGGGCGAAATCACTGATATTGAGTATTTTAAAAAGAAACTCTATCGTTCACTTAACGTCCCTCCATCGAGAATGGATGGTGAAGGTGGGTTTAACTTGGGAAGATCTTCTGAAATCCTGAGAGACGAACTTAAATTCACTAAGTTTGTGGGTCGTTTGAGAAAGAGATTCTCTAACATGTTTAATGACATGCTGAAGACCCAACTTATTCTGAAAAATATTATTACTCCTGAAGATTGGGAGTCAATGAGTGAGCACATTCAGTATGATTTCTTGTATGACAATCATTTTTCTGAACTTAAGGAATCTGAATTGTTAAATGAGAGGCTTGGTAGTCTCCAAGCAGCAGAACCTTATATCGGAAAATATTTTTCTCAAGATTATGTTCGTCGTAAGATCTTGCGTCAAACAGATGAAGAAATTCTTGAGCAAGACAGACTTATTAAAAAAGAAATTAAGGACGGCACAATCCCTGATCCTGCAACCATTGATCCGTCAACTGGATTGCCTTTTGCACCGGAGTCTGAAGCAGGTAATGATTTAGGAAAGCCGCAAATGGAACCTGAGATTGATGGTTCACCAACCGAAGCACCAGAATTACCAAAAGGAGGGGAAATTTAGTTTGACTGAAACTACTAATGTGCATCCAGAGATCGCAGAGATCGACTGGATCGATGACTGTTTTCAAGTATTTGAAACCAGAACAGGAACGTGGACTTCTGAAACAAAGGAAGGCCGCAAAATGTTGACTGGTCTCGACAAAGATAACGTTATTGACATGACACGTTGGCATCTAAAGTGTGAACAAGAGGGATGGCCCGAAGGTTCTGTTAGAGTCATCGGTGATTCGTTTGTCAGTGGTAAACTCTGATGTATGACGAATACGAGTTTGAAGATCACGATCACGAACGTTGGAGCACTGATTGGTATGTTCAATTAAACATGGGAATCGATGAACTTCGCATGTTTTACGATCATATTTGCTATTCAGTTGAAACTTGGCCAGGTTCTCCTGCCCGACCTGCAGAGGAGCAAGAATATTTGATGTCATTAAAATATAAAACTTATGCAATGATTATGGAGCACGATTTCCACGGAGGAAATTGATAGTTTATAAATACTATCTGACGTTACTCTTATAACATATTTTCATGGATGATTTAATGGATTTGATTGTTGCTGACGAATCGCCAGCAGGGATCAGCGATAAAATTAAAGAAGTTCTTTATACGAAGGCTGCCGGGAAGGTTGAAAACCAGAGACCACAGGTAGCAGCTTCGATGTTTGATGCTGATGATACCGAAGTCGAAGTTGACTCGGAAGAGTAATTATAAATAAAAATAAATGACCCGAGTATATCAATGACTTTAAGACCAGTAGGAGCAGGAGCTTCTGTTAATATCGCTGGAACCGCAACAACATCCTCTGCTTTTAGAGTGCAGACTAATGCGCTTCGCGTTGTTGCAAAAGGTAAGGGTTGTCACGTTGCAATTGGAACTGATCCAGTAGCAACAGATGCCGATTTTTATGTTTCTGCAAGCGAACCCGAAACCATTGCAATGACCAAAGCATCTCAAGTAGTTGCTAGCGTTACAAAAGGGACAACCACTGTTATTACTGCACCCGAAGGAACTCAAATGCCTTTCGGTGTTGGTGACAGAATTACCATGGTTGATGCAAATGACTCCAACTTTAATACTATTATCTCTAATACGCAAGTCACTGCTGTAAATACAACCGCTGATATTAGTGGAAACTTCCAATCGTCAGTAACGGTTGAAGCCAACACTGCTGGTATCAGTACTGCATTTGCTGCAAATTCTGGAGCAGCTGTATTTGCATCTCAGAGAATTTCAGTTCTTCAAGGTAAGGCTGATGCAGGTGGCGGCGGAGCACTTTATTTCCAACAAATTCAAAACACATAAGGCAAATGAAACTCATTAGAGAAGAAATTGAATCAGTAAAGGTTATCACCGAAGGTAAGGGTGCAGCAAAGAAACTCTATATTGAGGGTCCTTTCCTGCAAACTGAAAAGGTAAATCGTAACCAAAGAATGTATCGTCTTCCAACGATGCAGAAAGAAGTTGCGCGATATACTGAGAGTTATATTTCTAAAGGTCGTGCCCTTGGGGAACTGGGTCACCCCGATGGTCCTACTGTTAATCTCGATAGAGTTTCACATAAGATTACTTCTCTTCGTCAAGAGGGTAATAATTTTATTGGAAAAGCACAAATTCTTTCTACCCCAATGGGTAAGATTGCAGAGTCACTTTTAAAAGAAGGTGTTACTCTCGGTGTTTCCTCTCGTGGTATTGGTTCAATCTCCCAGAACAAAGAGGGAGTTATGGAAGTCGGTGAAGATTTCATGTTAGCGACAGCTGCTGATATTGTTGCAGATCCGTCTGCACCTGATGCTTTTGTTCAGGGCATCATGGAAGGTAAAGAGTGGATCTGGGATGGTGGCATCCTTCGTGAAAAACTCGCGGAAAACACTCAAAGAAAGATAAACGCTTTGGTTGATCAAAGACGTTTAGAAGAACATAAGTTAAGCTTATTCAATGATTTTATAAATTCATTGTAATTTATTAAATTATAAATAAATATAGATTAAATTCGTACAAGGTTCGGAGAGTTCAAATGTCTCGTGGAGATTTACAAGAAATGGAAGTAGGCACAAAGCAATCCAAGACCGCTGTAAATGCTAAAGCGGGAGCAGCGGACGCTATGGATACGTCAGTAGCAGGTTCTTATGAAGATCTCGGTGGTCCTACCCCCGATAACTATAAGCCTGATGATGACTCTGCAAAGTTAAAGACCCCAGGTGGATCTTTAAAGCAAGTCAAGGACGTAGTAAATAAAGGCGCTGCAGCTGCCGAAGCAGGAAAAGGTATGAAAGAGGAAGAAGAACTCGATACCGAATCCGTTGTCGAAGAAGATCAGGAAGTCACCGATGAGGTGGTTGCCGAAGAAGAGACTGCAGAAGAAGAAGTAGTTGCTGAAGAAGAGACTACTGAAGAAGAATCAGTCGAAGAAGAAGTCGTCGCTGAGTATGACATCGAAGAAGATGTTAATGCTCTTCTCCAAGGCGAAGAACTCTCCGAAGAGTTCCAGGAGAAAGCACGCACTATCTTTGAAACAGCAATTACTGCAAAGGTTGCTGAAGTCAAAGAAGCCCTTGAAGCACGCTATTCCGAAGTTCTCGCTGAAGAAGTTGAGGACATTAAGAAGGAATTAAATGAGCGTGTCGATTCTTACCTTGAGTACGTTGCCGAAGAGTGGTACACCGAAAACCAACTTGCAGTTGAAGCAGGTCTTAAGGCTGAGATGACAGAATCGTTCCTCACTGGAATGAAGAGTCTTTTTGAAGAACATTATGTAACTATCCCTGAAGAGAAGTATGATGTACTTGAGAGCATGGTAGAAAAACTAGATGACATGGAAACAAAACTCAACGAGCAAATTGAGAAAAATGTTTCCCTTAACAAGCGTCTCGCAGAGTCGGTTGCTGATGGAATCGTAGATCAAGTCTCTGAAGGTCTTGCAAAGACTCAGAAAGAGAAGCTCGCCTCACTTGCCGAAAGTGTGGAGTTTGAAAGTGAAAATCAATATCGTGAGAAGTTGGAGACATTGAAGGAATCTTATTTCCCTTCAAAAGGAGTTTCTCCATCAGCTAAGAAAGAGAACCTTTCCGAAGGTGTTGACAGTTCACCCGAAACCGTTAACGGCTCGATGGCTGCATACCTGAAAACTCTTTCATCATTTAGCAAATAACTGATTTTAATATTAAATCAAACGTAAACATTTAAATTAGGTAAAACCGCAATGTTCAATTCAGAGCAATTGCAGGAAAAGTGGGCACCTCTCCTCAACTATGAGGGTCTTGGTTCAATCGAAGATTCCCATAAGAGAGCCGTCACCGCCACCCTGCTTGAAAACCAAGAAAAGTTTTTGAGAGAGCAAAATGCTTTCTCCGATTCAGGATCCTTCCTGACTGAGCAACCTAACGTTAACACCCAGACTGGTGCTA